TGTAATATCTTTTTGATAGTCATACATGTCCATTGGAATTAATCCATGGTCAACATGCACAATCTTAATATATTGCTCTGCAAAATAAACTGGGTCATCAGCACACTTCATATACTCTTTAAGCATCTCAGGAGTAAATTCTATCTGTTCTCCAATCTTTTTAAGATATGAGTTGCCTAAGTAGCCACGATCCATTACTTATCTTCGCCTTTAATCATTTTCAGTAAATCAGCCGTTGATACAATAAGGTTATTATTTGTAACGTTTGTACTTTTATCAGCCGAAGGATCTTCTTCTTTTGCGTATCTTTTCTTTGTTGACATTTCAACGTAATCTTTGTTTGCATCAAGTAACGTTTTCATTAAAGTAGATACAACTTCAAATGCTCGAGGAGATTCAGACTGTTTTGCGATCTCAGTCATTTCTCTAACAGCGTCGTCACCGAGATTAATAATGTTTTCGATATTCGCTTTAGCCAATTCAATATCTTTTAAATTCTCTTTGGTTGTATCACTCATAACAGCTGGTAGGCCGGCTACACTTTCTTGCGGCAAATTCTTTAAAGAATCTACACTTTTCTGCAGTTCCCCGTCCATTGCGACTTCGTTTGTTGAAAAAGAGTTAACTGGTAAGTCAGATACTTTCACATCTAATTTATCCAAACCTTCTTGAGTATCTTGGAGTGGTCTCATATTTAACTTTTGCGCTATAGTATCTTCATTCATGATATTATTTATCCATAACCTTCCAGTCACCATCTTTGTTTACCCAAGCGCAACTTTGACGAAGCTTTGATGTACTAAACCGATGATCACGTTTATTAAAGAAAAGTTCAATATCGCGTTTACGACAAATATCCTTTCCTGTAAATTCTTTATCTCTATACTCTTCACCTAAGATACGAACATTAATTGTATACAGTTCAAGTATATCTTCAAGATCTTGTTCTGTTGAATAAGGAATAATTTCGTCAACGTAACTCACCGCTTTAAGTTGACTGTATCTTTCAACAATTGTTTGAATTGGTTGATTCTTTTCTTTAGGACGATCTACAGCAGGATCCATTTGTAATCCTACAATTAAATAATCACATTGTTCTTTTGCTTCTCTTAGCATCTGAACGTGGCCAGCATGAAGCAGGTCAAAGCTGCTACAAGTAAATCCAATCTTCATAATAAATGTTCCTTCTTAACTAGGTTCTGTATCAGAGCTTTGCCCTAAGTATGCCCAGTTGTCGTCAAATTCAATCAAGCTATAATCAATAGTTTGTGTTATATCAGTGGTTGCTACATTATTTGCTGTAGAACCTGGTTGTCCAGTTTGGAATGTTTCAAACTCCGTATCAGTTGGCGTATCAGTTGCCAATCTTGCATCAACAAACTTAATAACTGCCTTATCCTTCTCAGGACCAAAGAACCAACCTTTCATTGTAAAGTTTAATGTATATAGTATACTTCTTCTTTGTGTAAATGCTTCTTCATAAAGATCTTCTGACGCCACGTCATTTAATATGAGAGGGATATCAATTGCTTCTAATCCTGGTATCAGATTCACAGTGCTTGTAAATTCTGGATTAAAGAACGGTAATATTTGTTCTAAACATTTAACCGCGTCTTCGTTATATTTTGCCATGATGTATAAACTGAATCCCATATTATATGGAGTTCCTGAATATACAAATCGTCTGCCGCCGTTATCTACATCTACAGCGGTCTTTCTTAATTTTCTTGTTGGTGCAACTTTTCGTTCTGCGTCATATGTAAAACTATTTAATTCAAAAGCCATACGAGGCAATGTCATTGCGAATGGTTGTCCTGCAGTTGGCTTTCCAAATGCGTCTTGCGTTGCTCCGCCTTGTAATGTAGGATCTTGTTCAAGTCTTGCTAAAATCTTTTGATATGGTCCATAAGAAATAGGTACTATCTGTCTCTGATTAAGAGTCCCATCAGTACTTGTTCTACGAACTTCTAATTGATTAAAATATGTACCAAATAAAGCAACATATTTGCGAATCGTAGAATTATAAAAATAATTTGCTATTGCCATTAGGTATCACTTATAGATATGTTTTCACTGAAAGGATCTACCTCTGAGAAATCAATAATACCATCGGCTTCTATTTCAAAGTCAAGATTCATTGAGTTATCATCAGTTGCAGCAAGTGCCGACAACGTTGCATTATTTGCATCAACAATTATGTCTGTATTATATGCAGCAAAGTAATCATCAATATTCGTACGACCGGTATTAAACCTTTGATTTGAATATTCTAATAATTCACATTGCATATCATATACTTGTGTTTGTCCCATTTGATAAAATATGCTTTCATGTTCAACATATTTAATTTCAAACATCTTTTCGTTTAAAGGGAAGTAAATTAAATCACCTTCTCTTGGTCGAGTGAGTTCAACAACTTCTCGAGTTACGTGTCTTTCAAATGTTCTATTCGCAACTGTAAGCGTTAATGTATCTCTTATTTCTAAACCAAACTTAGATAAGAAATCGCCTTCTCCTTCAAAACCTTCCATACTCTTAACATAAGTTTCAAATTCAAATGTTTCGTTGTATTCTGGAAAGTCATCTTCGTTAAAGATCTTATCTCGACCTTTAATTGCTCTACTAATATAAATGACATCAACACCATAAATCTTAATTGACTCAATAACTAAATCGTCAATTAAAGATTGTTCTTGGACTTGAGCATAATTATTAAAGAATGTATTAGTAGCCATTTAGCTTATCCAATAAATCCATAGGAAAGAGGTTGCAGATTCTGTATTGCTTCTTCCTCCATTATTTTCCTTTCTTCTCTGGCATCAGCAAGTATCTGTTCTCCGTTGAAAGATACTCCACCAACAAGTTGCATACCCGTAAATTTTGTTAGGTTCGATCCCCACTGTTCTTTAATTAACGCAGCTGCGTAATTTTGTAAGAAACGATCACCCCATACATCTGCATATGTTGTTCCGTCAATTACATCATACGCCTCAATAATAATATATTCGCCGACAGGCATTGTGTCTGCCCCAGAATCAATCCATAATTTATTTACATGTTTATTATAACGGATCATTGGTTTTCCAACAAGCATTTCTTGTAAGAATTCCATATGTTGCATTGACATAAAATAGTTTGTGATATTATAACCAGTAATGTCTTCGAGATTATTTAGAACAAATTGGTACTGAACATTAAATATGCCGCCGCCCGTAGAAATACTTGACTGCATATTAAAGATGCCTGATATACCAAGTATCGTTGTAGGTAAAGTTATATAACCATTATCTTTATCAGTTTGAGTAATTTGGTGTTTAAGATAAACTAACTGGCTTCCATTAAAATGATAGTCTCTCCAGAAATCTATAGCTTCATCAAGACGGTCATCAATCTGTTCATCTGACACATTAATATCAATCACAGGAGCACCTAGCTTACGGAGTACCCAGCCTTTGAATTGTTCTCTTGTTGTTGGTTGTGCCATTTTTAATTTACTCTATTATTTTTTATTATTTATTAGAACGTTGAGTCTGATCTTGAAGCCATATCCAATTGGTATTCAAATACTTTTGTATCATCTTTTCCACTCAATCTTGCCCAACATTCTATAACTTGACGTTTTTGTAGTCTTGCTGTTTGGTTTCCTGAAGTACTTGTTTGACATCTAAATCTGCATCTAATTCCTACGCCGTCGGTTGGAACATCAATTCCTGACGGCCCACCAATATCATGAACAGAAAACCAACTATCATTTGTATAAGTACCTATTGTTGCTGGAGATCCTGTTCCTTGAAAATGTCTTCTATCCATAGTTTGAGTATATGTATTACTACCTATATCTTGAACATTGGTTGTAGTGAGCTTTAATTTTAAACTATCAACTGGGCCGGGGTAAGTTTGGCCAGATACTGCAGAATCATTTGAATAGTGAACTCGTGAACTTCCTAGCATATCGGTACGTGTACCACCAGAAGTAAAATAATCAAACTCTTCGTCTTCATAAAGAGAACCAGATCCAGAGGCACCTGAACCATTATCAGATGTTTTTACTACAAAGCCTCCAAAGAGAGTATCGTAGAAAAAGTCAACAATTACATCGGAATCAGCCGATGCTGCATCACCGTCTATTCCAAGAGCAAACATAACAGTCTCAACAGTATCTTGTGGACTTTGTCTATCAAAAATGTCTTCGCCTGTAGTTGGGTATTCGTTACCGCTTACCCCGCCTGAGCCCGCAGCATTTTTACCACCTGCGATTGTATTAAATGAATGTGTTAATGCCATTACTTATCCTTTATGCTGTTCCGTTAACTTCCCAATAATAATAACCTGTTGCTACAATATTTGAACCATTTGAAGTTGAAGAAATTTCTATTTTCATTAATCCTTCTAATGTACCAATATTACTTCGTGGTCCATTAACTTTATATCTAAATTGTCTATTAGTTGATAATGGAAGCCAAGTATTTAATGTATCACTAACTGTTGTATTCAAACCGATTGCGAAAGTCAGATTTGCATTATCGTTTGATGCTTTGATATAATATGTTTGTGAAGGTGTAATATTATTCCACTTAGATGTACTATATGTCCAATATCCGGTTTGTCCTTGAGCAGAACCATTTGTATATTTTTCTATGTTTCCATCAGATTTGAATCTCATACCAAAAATCGCGTCCTCTGTAGGTGGCATAGATGTTACTGTATCATCAGCTGCGGCACTGGTATTACCTGTTCCATGTAATGATACTGATTCTGTTGGTGTACTACCTGTAAATCCTACAGCTGATGCACGAATATCATTTGAGTCAACATATAAAAAAGTAATTTGCCAATGCTGATACGTACTCCATGTTGGTTCTGTATTGTTTTCCCAATTAACATCCGAAGGAAATGTTGGAGCATAAGGTACTGAAGATGTATCTAAAAGCAACATACAACTTTTACCTGTTGCTCCACCTGTAGATGTAAATGTTGTTGCCGCTCCTAAAGTACAAGTCATAACTGGAGTTGCGAAGTTAACATTATTTGTCGTTGTGACTACGGTCGAATGAAGATCGTCGTAACTTCCCTGCGTGTCTTGTACATTAACTACTGTAAAATTGTCATCAATTACAGTTGTTGAGTTTACTTTAATCGCCACTTGATGCTCCTAATTGTTCTATGCATTTATCCACCTCTGCCTGATCTAATTCTTTATCACTATGATATGGTGCAAGCATCCAAACTTCTTCTAATTCATTATCAATCGGGTTCTTTATAAAGAATTGACGATTAATTACTCCGCCATCTATATAATCTTTTTTAAATTCTATTGTCATATTCTTTAATTCCTACGGTGTATGGTGAGCTCTTAGCTTACAAGGGATAGATACTAATTCTACTTGGTCTGAAGCTCTTCTAATTTTTAATGTTCCATCAAGTGTATTAATTGACGCGGATGTAGAATCGTCATAAATTTTCCATTCGCGGTTTGAGCCTAATCCTTGCCATGTATTATTACTTGCTGTTGATTGATCTGCACCACCGTTATTAGTAAATGTATAGTTATAGTTACATTCGTAGTCACTTGCGCTTCCTGAAAGCAACCATGTATATCCGTTATCACCTGCGCCAGATACACTACCTTGTGTTCCAAGACCTGTTAAAGTCAATGATCCTCCAGAATTTAATCTAACAAGACAATAACAGGATCCGGCAAGTGTGCCAGAGTCAACAAAAATATCAATTGAGCTTGGTAAAGCTACCTGACTTGATCCGCCACCGCTTCCCCAACCAGTTGCGATTACTCTTACTGTTGAGTTGTCCCAAGCAGTTAATCCTATTTGCCAATATCGTGTACCTGTCCAAGTTGGTTCAGTATCTTCGGCAAATTTAAAGGTTGATGGAAATGTTGGTGCGTTTCCTGATGAACCTGTATCTAAAAGAAGAATTGCCGATTTGCCTGTTGCTACATTAGAAACAGTAAACGTTGTAGCTCCAGTTAACTCAACTGTCATAATAGGCTTGTTCATATCAATCGCGGTTGTGATAGTTTCAGCATTAGGATAAAAAGATGAATACTTGCCTGAGATAGTAGTAAAGTTTTGTAATTTGGCTGAATCTGTAATTACTGTGGTTGTTGCTATTTTAATTGCCATATCTATACGCCCTTTTCCGTTCCAAATATTGCCTGCAGTGAGGCAAGGCTTTGACTTAATTCACATGTTGAATATAATGTTCCTTGGTCGCATATTACTCTAATACGAAAATCCGGATCTGAACTATTAAAGTTTGCGCTTGTTGAGGTGTTGGTGGTTGTACTATTTGCATAAGCCGCCCACCAAAATCTTACATATCCATTATAGTATGTTCCAGAATTATATCCGTCGTCAGCTGGTGTTGGGCCGCCACTATAAGAACCTGCACTACACAATCCAGAACAGGATTGACCTGAAACGTTATATTGAAACTGAACAGAAGTAATATTTGTTAGCCCACTATAATTAACGTAAGTGAAGTCGGTTGAAGATGCAGCAGCACTGGTGGCACTCCACCAACCTACTTTAATTCTATTATTTGCTGAATCATGCTCAAACGATACAGATGCCCAAGCTTGTGCTGTTCCTACTGATGTATTTACAGTTTGTGTTGTGTCAAACTCAAGGTCTGCAGAGAATGTTGAAGGTAATCCACCAGAAGGCGCTGAACCTGCGTCATCAAAACCAACA